ATGGAAATGGTTTGGTTCAGGATCAAATATTAAACATGGTATATTTTCTACTGAAAATCCAGAAGCAGCAGCGGGTGGTAGATATACAGTTATAGTAATAGAAGAAGTTGGTTTATTAGGACCAGTACTTACAGTACATGGAGGAAATGAAGCTGCTCAAATGACTGATGGTACTATAAAATTTGGTAGTTCAATGTATCTTGGTACAGGTGGTAATATTTTAAAAATAGTTGAATCAGAAATAATATTTAGAGACCCAGAAAGTTTTGATATGTTAGCATTTGATGATGTATGGGAAGATACTGGAAATATAGGATGGTTTGTTCCAGCTACACACATGGATGGTAATTTTAAAGATAAGAATGGTAATACAATGGAAGCTGAAGCTTTAAAGAACTATGAAGATCGTAGAAAATTAAAACGTAAAGCAAAATCCTCATCCGCACTTGATTTAGAAATGATGAACTATCCATTAGTTCCTTCTGAAATGTTTTTAAGTAAAGGTAATAATAGATTTCCTATAGCTGATTTAAAAGCGCGTTTAGCAGAACTATTATCTTCTAATAAAAAATTAGATAGTTCATGGAAAGGTTGGTTTGATTTAAATGAAGACGGAAAAGTATCATGGAGAAACGATAAAGATGCTAAACCTATAATAGAGTATCCTCTACCTAAAAAATCAAATAATATAAATGGGTGTATAGAGATTTTTGAAATGCCTGTTAAAAACGTAGACGGAATTGTTGATGGAGGTGTATATATAGCTAGCTTAGACCCTGTTGATGATGATGATGATTCAGATAACGAACTTTCATTACAGTCTGTATTTATAATGAATAATTTAACTGGTAGGATAGTTGCTGAATATACTGGTAGAACTAAATTAGCTAAAGAATTTTATGAACAAACTAGAAGATTGTTATTATTTTATAATGCTCAAATAAATTATGAAAATAATAAAAAAGGTTTCTACGCACATATGTTTAATAAGAATTGTTTATACCTATTAGCTGAAACACCAGAAATACTTAAAGATAAAGATATGCAGAAATCTACTGGATTTGGTAATAAATCTTTAGGAACAAACGCTAATGCTGCTGTAAATAATTGGGGATTAGAGCTTACTGAAAGTTATTTAGATACACAAGCATATAATAAAGAAGATGGTGTAACTTATATATCAACTATACGTTCTATAGGGTTATTACATGAGTTAATAAAATATAATGGAAAATTAAATGCTGACAGGATTAGTTCATTATCGTTATTACTTATAATAAGAGAAAATACAATAAAACGTATTGCTGATAGAACTAAAAGTGTTAAAACAATAACAGATGATAAATTTTGGAATAGAGTTATCAAAAGGTAAAATATGTATTAATAGAATAACTTAATTATATAATATCAATAGAAATAGTATTAAACAATATATTTATAGATTAAAATAATCATATGCGAAACACAGGCACAGTAGGATTTCCTGCTCAAAAAATATCAAACAGTAAAAAGAATAAGAAATGGTATACTAACTGCATTGACGCAGGAGAGGATCTATGTTTAGGCGAACATGCACTAAGTCGTGATAATATGATAGCCAATTATAATCTAGAAGATGGTATAATAGATGAAGGAGATATAGATGAAACATTTAATCCAATGGGTATTGTTGGTGCTGTATTTCCAGCTAAAACACAAAACTATCCAATTATAAAACCAAAGATAGATTTACTTATAGGAGAAGAGTATAAAAGAAAGAATGATTACAAGGTTATAGTAACTAATGATGATGCTATATCTGATAAAGAGGAAGGTAAAAAGAAAATAGTTATAGATTTTCTTAAATCTAAAGTAACACAACGAGAAGATTTGGATAAAGAAGAGTTTGAAAAAGAACTTAAAGAAATAGATCAATACTCAAATTATGAATATCAAGACTTTAGAGAAATAACAGCATCTAGAATATTAAAATATTTTGAAAAAGAACAGAATTTTAAATTAAAATTTAATAAAGGTTTTTGGCATGAGCTTATTAGTGGTAAAGAAGTATATACAGTAGAGATTATTGCTGGTGAACCTAAATTTAGAGTTGTAGATCCTAGAAGTATATATCCATATAGAAATGGAGATTCTATTAAAATAGAAGATAGTGATATAATAACAGAGGTTCAATACATGTCAATTGGTACAGTTATAGATACGTTCTATGATTATTTAATGCCATCAGAGATAAATGATTTAGAAAGTGCAAATACAACAACTGATAATAATGTAGTTAATTATGCAGCATCAACTCCAAACATGTCATCTAGTATGAATAATTCTGAGATGATTGAAACTGATGATATTAATGTAACTAATAAAGATAATTATGACCAGCAAGGTAATGTACGTGTAGTTAGAGTATTATGGAAAGGCATGAAAAGAGTTGGCGTATTATCATACTTTGATGAAGATTCAGCAGAACCCTTACAAGATTTAATAGAACCTGGTTATGAACCTAACGAAATGAAAGGTGAAACCGTAGAATGGTTATGGATATCTGAATGGTATGAAGGAGTAAAAATTGGTGGAGAAATATATTTAAAGTATGGAATAAGACCACTACAGTATAGAAGAATGAATAATATATCAGCATGTAGTCCTGGATATTGGGGAAATGATATAGGAAAAAGTTTAATTGATGTAACAAAATCATATCAATATCTTTATAACATTATAATGAAACGTACTGAATTAGCATTTGCTAAATATAAAGGATCTATATATAGTTTAGATGTATCTAAAGTACCTGATGGATGGGATATGGATAAATGGATGTATTATGCTGAAACGATGGGATGGGCTGTAGAAGATCCGTTTAAAGAAGGTAATAAAGGTGCTGCAATGGGTAAATTATCTGGAAACATGAACTCTACTGGTAGAGTAATGAACCCAGAAACAGGAAATTATATACAACAACATATAATGATGTTAGGTTATATCGAAAGTCAAGTAGGTATTATATCTGGTATTACAGCACAACGTCAAGGTCAAGTACAGACTAGAGAACTTGTTGGTAATGTAGAAAGATCACTTACTCAATCTAGTCACATAACAGAAAAATGGTTTATACCTCATTATGATGTAATTAGAAGGGCGTTGGAAGGGTTTATAGAAACAGCTAAACATTGTTTTGCAGAAAAGACTGATATTAGATATCAGTATATGCTAGATGATATGTCTGCTGTTATGTTAAATATAAATGGTGAAGAATTTGCTGATGCTGATTATGGAGTATTTTTAGAGAACAATTCTAATATAGAACAATTAGTTTCTTCATTAAAAGAACTTGCTCATGCTGGTATTCAAAATGGTAAAATAAATTTCTCACAACTTATGGATATTTACTTATCAGATTCAGTATCATCTATTAGACGTAAAATAGAACGTAATGAAATAGAGTCTGTAGAAAGAGAAGAACAACAAGCACAAGCTCAACAACAATCTCAAGAAAAATTAGTTCAAATGGAAATACAAGATAAAGAGGCTGATAGAGAACTAGAAAGATATAAAATAGATTCTGATAATATTAACGATATAGAAGTTAAACAAATGGATTTAGATATAAAATCATTAGAATTAGAAATTAATGCTGAATCAGATAAGGATTTAGCTGCTATAAAAGATTTTAATGAGAAAGCTAACTTAGACTTAAAAAATAGGCAGTTAGAAGAAACTAATCGTAGTAATAAAGAAAAAGAGAAGATAGCAAAGATAGCAAAGAAGAAACAGTAAATGTATTAATAGCAAAACCCATAATAAATAAATGTAATTAAGTATAATTAAAAGATATATTAACACAAATTGAAATAGCATATGGAAGGAATATTTAATAGCGTAGATTTCGATAAACCATTCGAGATAGACGATAATGCTGAAGGTAGTGGAGTACCAAAGGCAACAGAAGAGGTTGATGATATAGAACAACCAGATAGTAATGAGATAAATAATGAAGAAAAAGGAAAGGAAAAAGACGATAAAAAAGAAGATGACCTCATAGAAATATCTGATGAAATCAATAATGAAGATACAAATAATACGAACAACAATGAAGATGAGAAGGACTCCGAAGAATCTGAAAGTAATGAAAATGAAGAGTCTCCACTAACCACATATGCTACAGCACTTAAAGAAGAAGGAGTTCTTCCTAATCTTAACTTAGAAGATTTTGATGGTACTGTAGAAGGGCTAATAGAGGCACAAAGAAGGCAATTTGAAGAACAAGTTGATGAATACAAAAAATCATTACCAAACGAAGTTAGAGAAATAATTAATAACTACGAAGAAGGTGTTCCATTAATAGACCTTATAGAAGCTAAATCTAAAGAGATTGAATATGGTTCAATAACAGATGAAGCTATAAATGGAAACAAAGAAACACAAAAGAGATTGATTAGAGATTTATTTAAATCTAAAGGGCTTAAAGATGTAAGGATTGATAAAATGATTGATGCTTTCGATAGTACTGGATCATTAGCAGAAGAAGCTCTTACAGCAAAAGAAGAATTAGTTGAATTGCAAACTGAAGATATAAAAGACAAGAAAGTTAAACAAGCTGAAGAAGCTAAAGTATTTGCAAAACAACAAGACGCTCAGGTAAATAATCTATTCACAGCAATAAATGATACTAATGAGATTATTCCAAATATGAAGCTTAATAAAACAATGAGAGAAAAGATATTTAAAAATATGGTTGAACCTGCTGAAATAGATAAAAATGGTAATCAAGTTTCAAAGATAATGAAAATAAGAAGCAATGATCCTGTTTCATTTGATGTTACATTAAACTATTTAGCAGAGTTAGGCGTATTTGAAGGTAAATGGGATAAGATTGTTAGTAAGCAAAAAAGTAACGCAATTAAAGATTTAGAAAACAATATAAAATCTAACCAAACATCATTATCTAACAAACCAAAAAAGACAGCTAAATCAGAAGAGTTACTGGAAAGTATGCGAAAATCATTTAGTTAATAATAGTACAAACACAAATAAATATATAAATTATGTTAATAAGTCCTTTACAAAAATACACTCCGAAGGACTGGAGTGGATTGACAACAGAGAACCATATGGGAGCCTTGTTTCAACAAGAACCTCAATTGGTATCAAACGTAATCGAAAATATATTTAGTGTAAATTTAGGAGATGACTTGTTATCATTCATTAATAAATTTCCAACTGAATATATAGACGATGACAGACCTTACGAATGGTTACTTCAAGGTGCTGACGAAAAAAATATTCCATTATTAGACTACTGGAAAGATACTACTGCTGCTGCAAAGCCAACAGAACCTGGTATCAATCATGGTCGTTTTGTTATGGTGTTCCCAGAAAGATTATTTGCTCCAACTGACGTTATTGTTGGTGACAGACCAGATCTTTACTCTATACGTATTGTATCAGAGCAAATGGCAGGACCAACTCAAATGTGTACAGTAGAATTAGTAACAGGTGATCAAAACCTTTACATTCCTGTAGAAGAGCTAGCTGTTAATACTAGATGGTCTAAAGACTATAGTTTGGTAGAACAGACTTTATCTAAACGTGGTGGAAGCACAAGTCATACTTCTCCATTCAGAATGCAAAATATTCTTTCTTCTATTAGAAAAGAGTATAAAGTACCTGGAAACATGATTAGAAAAGGCGCTAATAAACCACTTGCTTTCTCTTGGAAAGATCAAAATGGTAAAACACAAACACAATGGATTAAGAAGTTAGACTGGGACTTCATGGTTCAATTTAGAAAAGAAACAGCTCGTTTACTTGCTTATGGTAAGTCTAATAAATCTGATGCAGGAACTTATGGAAACAAAGGTGACTCAGGATACGATATCCGTTCAGGTGCTGGATTGTATGAGCAAATAGCTCCTTCTAATATTTTCTATTATAATAATTTTAATCTTGATTGGCTAACTGAAGTTGCTATGGGATTATCTGTAGGAAAATTACAAGAAGATAGTAGAAACTTAGTTTTATCAGCTGGAGAATATGGAATGTACCAATTTCATAAAGCGGCTGAATCAAAAACTTCAGGTTGGACACCTAATTTCTCTCAAGATAGAATTTCTATCCAAGGAAATAAGATGACATATGCTGGACAATTCTTAGAGTATAGAACTGTTAATGGTATTACGTTTACACTTATGCATGATCCAATGAAAGACGATCCAATTCGTAATAAAATTATGCATCCAGACGGTGGATTAGCAGAATCTTATAAGATGGATATCTTAGACTTTGGTACAGCTAATGGTGAATCAAATATCAAAAAAGTAGCAATAAAAGGTGACGAAGAAATATTTAGATATATTCCTGGTTTACGTGATCCTTATTCTCCATATAACAAAACCACAGCACCTACAATGGCAGCTAGTTCTGTTGATG